GAGGCTAACCTCGCCGAGATGGATTCACTGCTTATGCGCAACTGGACACTAAAGACAGAGGAGAGCGTGCTTTACCACGCCAAGCAAATCTCTATAGCTTTTGCTGACATGAAGGCTTTGCAAATAAAGATAGACAACGTGGGATCTCGTATCCAAAGGATCCGCGAGAACAATTAGCCACCAGTTACCTCGATACTGTTACACTAATAACTATCTGGTGTGCGGTTAGCCCTGCCAGTTATTGTCTGAGTCAGCTCGGCAAGATAACCAGTAAATACATTCTATCGAGAGGTTCAAAATGTCCTTTATTAAGGCACAGCAGGAACTTCGCGCCAACTTGGTTTCGCAGATTCGTGAAGTAACTGATCTAGCAGACACCGAAGCGCGAGGACTACTTGGCGAGGAGATCCAGAAGATCACCCGCATCGAGACAGACATCCGTTCAGCTGACGAGGCTATTGGTCTTGCGTCACGCAACGAGGAGCGCATGAGCGCAGCTCAGGAAACCGGATCAACCGCACCAAGCATTACCGAGTCTTCTAGCAACGATGAAGACACTCTCCGCTCAATCTTTACAGGCGAGCGCAGATCCGCAACATTCAACCAGTCAGAAAAGCGTGGCACCCTAGTCCCAAGCGCCAACACTGTGCCGAAGTCTTTTTACGATGAGGTGTTCTCTGTTGCTCGCATGGTTGGTCCAATGCTGGATGTTGGTCAGACCATCACGACAGCCGGTGGGGGAGATCTTACGATCCCAACACTGACCGCATACTCCACAGCAGCCCTAAAGGGTGCAGGAGCAGCTATTGACGAGTCCGAGCCAACCTTTGCTTCAATCACACTAGGTGCTTACAAGTATTCCTTCCTTGTGCCTGTGGCAAACGAACTACTAAACGATGCCGGATTCCCAATCTCTAGCCTGATCGCTGAGCAAGCTGGTAACGCCATTGGCTTCAAAGTGAATGATGCGCTAACAGTTGGAACTGGTTCTTCACAGCCAAATGGTATTGTCACCGCAGCCGGTGCTGGTATTACTGGTGGTGCTGGTGTAGCCGGCGCGTTTACCGCTGACGAACTCATCACCCTTGCTTACTCACTAGATGGAGCTGCTCGCAGACTTCCGGGTGCTGGATACATGGCAAACGGTCAGTCAATCGGACAGTTGCGTAAGCTCAAGGACACCGCTGGAAACTACCTATACAATGTAGGCGTTGGACAGCCCGACACATTCGCTGGATTCGCAGTGATTGAGAACCCAGCTATGGTAGACACCGCAGCCGATGCTGATGCACCTATCATCTTCGGTCACTTCCCTAGCTACAAGGTTCGTATGGTTGGTGGGCTAGATGTTGCCCAGTCTTCGGACTATGCCTTCAACGAGGATGTAACAACCTTCCGAGTAACCATGCGCGTAGACGGCGATTTGACTCACGCCGGTCACGTCAAGAAGTTCGTTTCAGGAGCTGCTGCATAAGTAGTCCAATCTGACGAACCGGAAATCCGGTGGCGGTTATTGTGTGTAGGTTTACCGCCACCGGATTTTCCGCGTTAAGTGACCCAAGTATCTTGTAGCTGTAAACTAGGAACATTACTAGGAGACTAAATGCCGATAACTAATGGATACGCAACTCTCGCCGATGTCAAAGCTGCTATGCGGATTATAGACACCGTAGACGATGATCTGCTAGAGCTAGCGATAGACGCAGCATCTCGCCAGATAGACGGACACTGCGAGCGTGTGTTTTACCAAACAACAACGACTAGAGTTTTTTCCGCACTCGATGGTTTCTTGACCGAAGTGGATGATCTATTCGATGTGACTGAAATAAAAACTAGCAGCGATGGCAGTGGGTTCGACACCACATGGTCAGGAAGCGATTACCAGCTAGAGCCACTAAACGGTCAGGCTGGCGGAATAGCAAGCCCAGCTACTTTTGTCAGGGCAGTGGGTGATTATCTTTTCCCAACACTTAGGCACGAAGCCCTAGTCCGGATAAGTGCAACATTCGGTTGGTCAGCGATCCCTACTGCTATCAAGCAAGCCACACTAATCTTGGCGCAACGACAGTTCAAGCGATACGACAGCCCATTGGGTGTTGCCGGTATCGGTGACATAGGAATCATTCGGATCGCAAGGATTGACCCCGATGTTGCTGCATTGGTCGCACCGTTTAGGCGCAGGAGGATCGCGTAATGGCGACTATGGCACAGATACGCTCTGGATTAGCAGCCAACCTAGCCACCATAACCGGTATGCGTGTTGCCGAAGTTATCCCAGACAACCCTCAACCACCGGTTGCAGTATTCGAGTTGGATCGAATCGAGTATGACCAAGCTATGCAAAACGGACTCACGATCTATAGGTTCACAGTGCAGGTAATTGTTGGGCGAGCATCAGTTCGCTCCGCTCAGCGGTGGCTAGATGCCCTAATACCACCGACAGGTGATTCATCTGTAAAGGCTGCGATAGAATCGAATAGAACGATGAGCGGTGTAGTTCAAGATGTAAGAGTCGAGTCCATGCCTTCTATTGGTTCAATAGCTATGAACGACCAAACATACTTGGCTGCTCAATTCGATGTAGTCATTTACGCCTAAAAGGAGAATAAATTGTCAAAATTTGTTGCAACAGGAACAAGCGTAACCGTAAACGGCACTGACCTATCAGCCAGTGTTGCGCGAGCCGAGCTCGTAATCAACGCTGCTGAGGTAGATGTCACAGACTTCGGATCAGCCGGATGGACAGAAGTAATTGGCGGGCTAAAATCCGGCAGTGTTTCTATTGACTTCCACGCCGACTATGGATCCGGTGGGGTAAACGAAGTTTTCGCTGACCTACTAGGAACCATCGCCACAGTGGTAATCATTACTGCCAACGGAACAGAAGCAACAGCAACCACGCCTTCGTATTCCACTTCGGTGTTGGTAAATTCCTTCACCCCTGTGAGTGGCGCTGTCGGCGATCTTTCCACATGGTCAGTTACATTTCCGACCACAGGCGCAGTCACATACGCGGTCGCATAATACTGCTACACTGACAGCATGAAAATAAACCTACACATTGACTATGTTGGTGGTGTTAGCAGGGATGTTACTGCTAACGCTGCTGACATGGTCGCATTTGAAGATAAGTATTCCATCTCGATAGCGAATGTTTCAGCGGATCCTCGTATGAGTTACCTGCTGTATCTATGTTGGCACTCAGAGAAGCGCACCGGCGCAGTCAAAGAAACTTTTGAGAAGTGGTGCGAGAGCGTAGAGCAAATTGGGGCAGCTGACACTGACCCAAAATCCAAGGGCTAGGAGACAGCTCCGCGCATTGGTTGATCGCTAACCTAGCCATCGAAACTGGCATCTCCCCTCGCGAACTAATGGGTCTGGATGATCGAATGATCTGGACACTTCAACGCGCCCTTATTGCGAGGAATGTCTCGCGATCTAGCTAATTTTGCACTCCGCTACAATAGTAGGTAAGGAGTGTGTATGGCAAAGCAAGTCGAAATAACAGGGTTACGGGCGACTATAGCTGAGCTAAAGCGGTTGCCTGACAACGCCCTGAATGAACTCCGCAAAGAAATGCGCTCTCAAATAAAGCCGGAGCTTAAGGGCATCAGGAATTTCATCAAGATAGCCGAGTCGCGCTTACGCGCTTCCGGATCAACTAGCGGTAAACCAGCAAATGTATTTAGCAACGGAAGAACAGGCTGGTCAGGTGCGAATGTTGCCCTAGAGTTCCGACCATCAAAATACAAAGGCGCAATTCTTAGCATTAGAGCCGATGGCAAAAAGAAGCAATTCGGTTACAACATGGCAGAAATGGCAACAGGATCTAAACAAAAGAGCCCAAGGGGCAGGGCATACGCTGCTATGCTGACAAAAAGATTCGACTGGGAGGGTCAGGGCAGATTCCTTTACCGCTCGACCATCAACCAAATTGACAGCATTTACTACAAGGTCGCTAAAGTTCTGTTTCGCTATTCTGAAAAGGTCAATGTCAAACTAGAAAGAAACATTCTCTAATGCCAATACGGATACCCATTGTTGTCGCATTTGACAACCGCAAGCTTTCCGGTGCTACCAAAGGTCTTGACCAGATGGGTAGGGCTGCGACAGTGGCGCTGGCAGCCGTTGCTGCTGCTGCTGCCGGTATCGCTGTAGCCTCTATTCGTGAGTTCGCCAAATTCGATGGTGCTTTGCAAAAGTCTGTATCCATTATGGGCGATGTCGCTGACAGTATGCGCGATGATATGGCGGATGCTGCTAGGGAAGTAGCCAAGACCACAACATTCAGCGCGGAACAAGCAGCCGAATCATTCTTCTTCCTAGCCAGCGCCGGATTGGATGCTGGGGAATCTATCAGCGCGCTACCAAGGGTGGCAGCTTTCGCTCAAGCCGGTATGTTCGATATGGCACAAGCGACTGACCTATTGACAGACGCGCAATCTGCACTCGGTCTATCGGTTGATGATTCGTCACAAAACATGGAAAACATGACCAGAGTGTCAGATGTTTTGGTAAAGGCAAACACACTAGCCAACGCATCAGTTGAGCAGTTCTCCACTTCGCTAACAAACAAAGCTGGATCTGCACTAAAGGCACTGGGCAAGGACATTGAAGAAGGTGTGGCAGTCCTAGCGGTATTTGCCGATCAGGGTATCAAGGCGGAGCTTGCCGGTAACCAGTTGGCAATCGTGCTTAGGGATCTAACAACAAAGGCGATCAAAAACAAAGGCGCTTTTGCTGAGCTAGGTATCGCAGTGTTCGATGCCGATGGCGAGATGAATAACATAGCAGACATCATTGGCGATCTAGAGGGCGCTTTAGCTGGTATGTCTGACGAAACGCAGAAGGCTAC